CACCCCTCTATAAATATTGTGATTTTTACAGATGTTCACATAACATCTTGTCCGCTGGGACATATTTGGCTCTATCGCTGATTACACACTATGTACTAATCAGTTCCATTTGCTCCCTTAATTTACAAGCAACTTCTTGTATAGCCCAACTTCTTCATTGGAGATGGCTGTTACCTATCCCTTCGAACATGCACCTATCTTTACCTAATTTACTATAGTTATAAACTAGCTAATCCAAATCCTAGTCACTTTAGCTCAAATTACATAAAAAGACAAGCCCCACTGTTCTTGAGACGGTTTAATCGTAACCTTCGACTACCCAATATCTTTACTGAATGTGAGGATGATACTACTTCATTTCCCATATGCATCAACATATGGCGGCCCTGGTAAGCCGACCCTTTATAGTAGTCCCTACCTATATCATTCGAAAATATGAAGGCACTAAGCAATCATTACACGCTTATTACCTTGTAACTTTAAACCCCTGACATAAAACCAACCCGACTTGTTCACAACTATGACAATTACAATCAAAGAGGAGAACAAGGGTATACACCAGGAAACAAGTCTACGCATTAATGCACAAATAAATTCACTATTACAACAATCCGGTATCACCAACTACCAACCACAAAGCTTCACTAGTCTACCTACACTATTGAACATTCAAGCTCATTTACGCACACAAATGACTGACGAAGCTATGTCTAAAATTGAAGGCCTCGTAGCCCTATACGGCGCTCTTTCATCTACTAACAACGCAACCGGATTCATTAGCGTTCTCACCCTATACGCTAAAACACATCATTCTAAATCTATTATTACGCAATTAACCACCATTGCCAAAGACTTATTTACAGATTTCACACCACAATCTTCTACAGATCGACCCCAATGGCTCGATGACATGACTAATGCCCTTCACAATTGGCGTTTGTTAACCAATTCACCTACATTTGGCAAGATCTCTAGAGTCCTATCACTTTTGGTCACACTCGGTGTAATCGATCGCGTTTCTTGCAATCTGGGCAATTTCGAACTGTTCGCAGTTGAAGCCCAAAACAAACAAGCTAATGCTTTTGATCTCGTCGATGCTCTTATCGACACTGTGGTTTTCTTCGCTGAAGGCGCGTACCAATGCTTTCAAAAAGGATCC